GAGCAAATGGGCAATCAAGGCTGCCGTGGAACCACTAGGGGCACGGTGACCGTTAAGGATCTGGTCTACTTTCGGATTAACGTCCCAAAGTTGGAGCATTCGGCGTAGATAAGCCGCATTCCAGCCCTTTTCTTCTAGGGCTTCTCTCATCTTCTGAGGAGCAAAGGTTGCGGGATGGTCTTGTTTTGATCTTCTTCCTGGCATTATTTACCTGTTTCTGTAACTCGGAACGACCGAGTAGGGGTTTGTTTTGTGAATTTAGAGGCTAGTTCGGGATGGGCTTTCTTGAGTGCCGTAGTATCCAGCGAGTTTCTAACGGATGGTTTCCATGAAACTCGTATTCCGCCGCCAATGGCTAGAATCTCGTCACCCATTTTTTCCTCCAAAAGGGAACGTGCATCCATTAAGCGGGACTTGGAGATGTCCATTTCCGACTGCGCCCGTAGGTACGAGGAAGCCGCACTATTCCAGTCGTAGTCACCGCCCATGTCGGCTGGCTCGGCTCCTCCTTCCTCTGCTACTACTCCTTGGGGTTGGCAAATGGACTGCCAAAGACACTTACGGCATCGCTTGTCATTAGAGGCAAGCCTAGACAGAGTGTCCAGCTCGGGATTCATGTCTTTGGGGGCAAATCCTTCTGTCACCCAAGATTGACGCCCGTGAACAACGGCTTCCCAGAACTGACGAGAAACTCTCTGGAGCCGCTCACGATCTCCGTCAGTCAGGGCAATGTCTACCTTGAATGACTCCCAGCCGTCAGGCCAGAGGTAGAAGAGTTTGCCCTCGGTCAGGCCTGTAGCCAGTAAATACCAAAGGACTTGTTCGTGGTGATAGAGCTGACCACCAATCTTTTTGGCCTGCGAGAACGCCCACTTATTTGCAGTCTTGATCTCTAGGATCTGAGTGGGGTTGTTGGCTCTACACGAGGGAACCGTAGAAGGAGAAGCGTCGGTCAATTCATACAGAAAGTAGTCTGGAGTGCCCCCCATCCAAGGACAGGGTGCTTTAGAGGATAGAAACTTCACGTTCTCGGCTGTCTCTGATACCTTGTGGTAACGCCACTGATCTGATAAATGATGGAGGGCAAACTCCTCGGCAGCAACAGGCTCTAAGATGGTGCCTCTTCGCATAACCCCTGTCGGCTCCTGTTCTTCCGAGCCTGGTATGCCCACTTTTTCGTACCAGAGCGCCCTAGCGCATCCGTAGGGATTGGTGCCAGTAATCGTGCCAATCTCGGATCCGCCGATACAGTTTTTACGGGCCGTTAGCCAGTCTTTGCGTTCAGGGGGTTGGATTTCTGTCATTCCCATACCGTACAAAGTGGATATCAACGAGTCAACAAAATAAATAAAAAATGGAAGGCTTTTCTGCTGGAGACCTTCCTGACTCCACCCCGCCCTCTTGCTCGTCGGCGGGGCTGGGTCGTACCGTTTAGGGGATGGCCGGCTCGGTTAGGTCAATGAAGGCCACAACACAAATCCCAGCCCAAACCTAAGTCTGTGGGAGAGGAACAAAGAAAGAGACTCTATTCCTTGCTTACGCCTTTGCCTGTTTTCACTACGGTTCTTCCATGCGAACCGACCGCCCATATGATAAACCCAAAGAGAGCCATGTCAACCAGAATTATCGGGGATCACTCGGCGCTTGAATAGCCCACGAAGAAAAGAACGCCCCTTAAACTCGTCATCAGTTACCACAACTGAGGGGGGGGGCGCCTCAACAAACACCAGAGAACCGCAAACGGGGCAGTTCTGAGGAATAATACCGGTCAGTACCCCAGGCACTGGGGTGCCTAAAAGTGTATGGTCCAGGTGGTTGTGGTTTTTCCCACAACGCCACCGTAACCTTACGGCGTAGTCTCGGGGTAGGTCTTCCATGTCGCAAACATCATACGACAGCCTTTAGGTAATAAAAAGGGGAAGATAGTCTTGGACTTCTTACATAAAAAGGTCAATCTAACGCCATGCCGAAACATCAGTGCCTACAGAAGTTTTCAGAAGCCAAGGATCTTGGTCAAGATGCCTTTCGTTCTGTTCGGGGGGCTGGACGCCCAGTTATTTCCACACTCTCGGCGGAAGAAAAGAAAAGCCTCGCATATTCTTTGGGTGTTCCTGCTGAAGGAAGCGGTCTGCCAGGGGCATGGCAATATGGCGATGAAGACCGAGTGGTTGCGATTCCCTTTACTGATGAAAGCGTAGACCGACACGGCACAGCGTTCCTGTCATCAGGATGGGAGTTCGATGAATATTTGAGAAATCCAGTTTTTCTGGATGGTCACGATCAAGAGAAGCCCCCGCTCGGCATGACGCTGGCGATTTCCCCAGCCATAATTAAGGGCAAGGGTGGTGCCTCGCGGTCAGGCTATGTGGCTCACGTTCTGTTTAGCCGTGAAGACTTGAACCCGGACGCAGAATTTGTATACCGCAATTGGATTGCTGGTCGCGTTCGGGGGTCTTCCGTAGGGTTTAGACCGATTGAAATACGTCCGCCAGCAGAAGAAGAGGTGAAAGCCCTTGGGCTGAAGGGTGACGATGTAGACGCTTGGATCATTTCCCGCGCTGAACTTCTAGAAATCAGTGCCGTGACAGTTCCCAGCAACCCTAGTGCTGTCCAACGCAGTGTCCTGGCTCAAGAAGTTAAGGATATGGCAAAACTCTCTCAAGAAAGCGGTCTTTTCAGCCGCTCTGACCTAGAACTCCTCTACGGAGTTCGCGCCCTTACAGAAGCCATTAACGCTGAAGGGCTAACACTACCTGAAAAACGCGAAACAATGTCTTCCGAAGAACTCCTCTCATTTGCCAAGCTTTCCGACTCACAAGAAGAAATCGAGATTAATGATGCCGCTCGTCAAGTGCCAGAAGCAGCACAAGAAGAAACACGGAGTCCCGCCTGCCGAATGGCTGACGAGACTAAATCCGAGTGTGTGTCACGGAAGGTGCCTGAAATCATGAAGGAAGACCCCGACATGGACCAAGATCAGGCCGTTGCGGTCGCCAACAGTGTGTGTTCCAAGCCCTGCGGCGACGAATACAGCGCCGAGGAAGCCACCGAGTCCAGAAATGTTGTCCCGTACAAGACATACGGCATGATTGACGAGAAGTGGGATGGGGCAGCCGCCCGGTCAGAAACAAAAGCGTGGGCTTCGGCTGGCGACGAAATCAATATGGCGAAATACCGAGCAGCCTTCACATATTACGAGGGCGATGAAGAAGAGACCCTTGGAGCCTACAAGTTGCCGCATCACAATATCCGGGAGGGCAAGATGGTCACCAACCTACGAGGTGTCCAAGCCGCCATGAGCGCCCTGCTCGGTGGCAGAGGGGGCGTCGATATGCCCGATGACGAGCGGCGTGGCGTTTACAACCACCTAGCCAAGCACTACCGCGAGTTCGACAAGGAGCCACCTGAGTTCCGCATTGTTGACACAGACGCCATCAGGAAAGACCTTGAAGCGCTTAGGCGGATGCTCGAAGATGCCGATGACGAGAGTGTTCCAGAGGAAGTGGTTATTAGTGGACAGAGATACTTGAAGGCTGACCCTGAGATGGAAAGCAAACTTCAAGTCTTGGCTGATGTGCGTGACCTAGCGGCACGACTCACGGCCAACGAGGAACTTAGAGGGGAAGGCCTTTTCGGCGCTCTCCAGTTGCTCAAGGAAGAAGTGACGGCGCTCCGTGAGGAGGTCGCAGAGATCCGTAATACTTCGGGGAAGGAACCAAATGACGAGCCTGAGGCTCCCAAGCGCGAATCCGACCTTTACAACCGCTTACTTGACCTCCAATCTAAACTAATTTCAGTTACGGAGTAACGAACATCATGGAACGAGAAGTTCAAGATACTCTTCGTAGTATTGGTGAGAATGTTGAGGGCATCGGCAGCCGCATTAAGGTTGTTGAAACGTCAGTCAATGATAATCACAAAGCTATGGAAGAGAGACTCGATGGTGTGAACGAGCGGTTGACCTCAGTAGAGGACACCACCCGTTCCCGCTTGGAAGTCGAAATTCCTGGTCTGGCAGATGAGAAGCGAGAATTCTCATTTGCTCAGGCTCTCAAGGGGATTTGTTTCGGCGATTGGGGCGACGGATTCGAGAAGTCTATCTTCAAAGAAGCCCGTGCCGTCAATACAGGAACAGATTCCGCCGGCGGCTATTTTGTGCCAGCAACCTACATGGACGAAATCATCGAACTCGTCCGCGCTAACAGCGTGGTCGATGCCCTTGGTACCCGTCGCATTGGCGCACAAGGTGGAATGCCTCTGGAAATCCCGAAGCAAACTGGTGGCGCAACTGCGTACTGGGTTGGCGAGTCCACGGACATCACCCAATCCACTATGACCGCTGGTATGCTGACTCTGCGTCCTAAGAAGTGCGCTGCTTACACCCGCGTCTCTAACCGTTTCCTCTACAACGCCACATCACAGGCGGAAGGGCTGATTCGGGAAGACATTGCTCGTGTAATCGCTCTCGCAGCCGACAAGGCTTTCTTCGAGGGTAGCGGATCAAGCTTTGAGCCACAGGGAATCGACGGACTCGACATTGGCGCTACCGGCGTCTACGGTGTCGAAACCGATGTCAACTTCTTTAATGCGGTTGCGGCTCCTGGGGCAAACCTTAACACTCTAGACGAAATGTTCAGCGCATTGCAGGTATCTAACACAGCCCGTGGAAACATGAGCTATGTTATGCACCCAGCAGTAATGAAGAAGATTCGTCAAGAGCGCACCGCTCAAACGGGCGCTGGAGTTGGCCAACTTGGAAATTATGTCTTCAGAGCCAAGAGCGATGAGTCAATTCGTGACGCCATTGGCTTTGACTGGCACACAACCACTCAACTGGCTGCAGACGCAGCAGTACCTGGCGCCGGCGCAATCGCTGGACAATACGCCATTTACTTTGCTAACTGGGAAGATTCCATCTGGGCGCAGTGGCGCGGAATGGAGCTTCTGGCTTCTAATGTGGCGTCGGACGGAACTGCGTCTGCCTTCACTTCTGACCAAACCTGGATTCGTGCCATCACGGAAATGGACTTTGGCCATCGTCACAACTCTTCCATCGCCAAAGTCGTTACCACGATTGTTTAATAGGAGAATAATAAGATGAGAAATAATCTTGACGAATCTGTAAAAGCAGTAGTTGGCATTGCGCCAACAGCCTACGATCCTACTACGAAAAACGGTACTGGATTTGACTGCATGGGCTTTGACGATGCCTTGGTAATCGTGAATTGTCAAACTACCGCCACTACAGGGACGCTGAACATTAAAGTTCAGGAGTCTTCTGATGATGATGTTGCTGACAGCTATGCTGATGTGACAGACGCAACTTTCACGGAGATTGACGAAGACAATGATAATACTATCTATGTCGGTCGTGTAGATCTGAGTGGGCGCGAGCGTTACCTTCGCATTGTGGGTGTGGTTGCTACCGCAGCCAGCAATTTTGGCGTAACCGTCATTCTTGGCGACAAGAGTTTGGAACCTGTTTCACAAGTTAACGATGTGGAATTCTCGGTCTGAGCTTGAATAACAACTGGGGGGGGTCACATGGCCCTCCCCTAACCCCACCAACACACACTCCCGTACAAAAAATGGCAACTCTCTACCTCGCCCCTCACTCCGTTTTGGAAAAGGACTCTGGCGGTTTTATCCGCAACAGTGGTGCCAATCCAAAACCTGTTTCTATGTCTGATGAAATGGCTGCGGCCATGATGTCAGACCCCCGGACGGCGGCACTCTTTGTCGATGCGCCAGCGGCACCGAAGAAGACCAAGAAAAAGACTTCCAAGAAGAAGGCGTCTAAGAAGAAGGCAGTTAAGAAGAAGGCTGACTAATGAATTGGACAGGCATGGAGGTAACATCGACCGCCCAGGTTAATGCCTGGAAGGGGTGGACCTCTGACGCTACTCGTGACACTTGGATTGGCTTGGCTATTAAGTCTGTGTCTGCCCGTGTCGAGCAGGCTCTTAGGCGCCCAATGCTCTCCTTTGCCCAGACTGAGCATTTCACGATTTCCAAGAATGACGACCAAGTCTTTCGCCTCCTTGGAACACCCGTAAACTCGGGAGCCACCTTTGAAGTGTGGAGCGATGCCGATCGCGATTTCACAGCAGACACCAAGGTTGACGCTACCGATTATCATGTAGATGACAACACGGGTCTCTTGGTGGTCGATGAGGCTTATTTGGATAGAGGGTTCAAGGTTATTAAGGTTTCTTACACAGGTGGCATGGCTACCAACCAAGCAGCCTTCCAGAGCCAGTTTCCAGACATTCTGGAAGCCGTAAATATGCAAGTGGCCTTCGACTACGAAAGCCGCAACAGGCTTGGTCAAGTATCCAACACAGGACCGGACGGGAGCATCTCGGTGTACGACAACTCCCCAGACGATATTGGTCCTGGCGGTTTCTTGGAAACCCTAAAAGAGGCTATCCGCCGACATCGGCGCAGAGACTACACTTTCCGATGACCGAAGGGACTGGCATCACTATCGCCTTCCATGAGGACTGGTTTAGCCAGATCATGGAGGGTAAGCCAGGAGGCAAAAAGAAACTAGCCGAAGCCCTCAAAGAAGGAATGAAGAAAGCGAGCAAGGAGATGCAAAAAGATTTTGTCTCCAAGCTCTACTCTGGGAAGTTAAAGAAGCGAAGCGGTGACCTCGAAAAGAGTTTTATGGCTCCAGGAGCATTGGCTGTTACTGGCACCCTGACTAGTGGGATTAAAGTCCACTTTGGTTCCGACAACAAATATGCTTGGGCCTTAGAGAAAGGGGTAAGGATCCGGCCCAAGGCTGGCAAGTGGCTCGCATGGCCCAGTTCGCAGGCAAAAAGGAGGCAGTTCAGGGGTGATCCCAGACCAGCCAGAAAGTTCTTTCAAACGCATGGCAAAAGGGCTGTTTTTAAGGCTCCAGGAGAGAAGGGAAGGTATGGGGGTATTTTTCTCAAAATCGGGAAGAACCGTCTCCAGAAATGGTTTCATGTGGCGAAATCGACCAAGGTCCCCAAGCGTCTCCACTTTGAGAGCCGAACGAATAGCTTCTGGGAAACCAAGGGCATGGCGATTGTGGAAGAAGCCATGGTGAAAAGACTAGGGATCAAATGACCACATACAAGAAGATCCTTTTGCCAACCTATGGTCCATCCGAGATCACCGCTGTCGAGGTGAGCGATGCTGTGGTGTCTAAATATAGCACTACTGGAATGTTTACTGTCCAAACTAGGGACGGCATCGCCGCTCGGAGATACACGCTAAAATGGAACAATGCGTCTTCTACGGTCAGAGATGAGGTCGAGACCGTCTACACAAACACAACGGGAGGGACTGAATTCTTTGGGATGGTTCCCCCGCCAGCGAGTGCTGCATTTGTTCCCCGTGTTATGGGAGGAAACCTAGGCGCATTTAGTGCCAACTGGAAACTCTATCAAAACGCTCAAGTGCCTTGGAACGACTTTGTTGACCACCCCGGAACTGTGACGTATGGGGCTTATGGGGCGGCTCTCACCACGTCATCTCCGGCGACAAGTTCGAACTACGCTGGGCTAGAACTAGCGAACTTCTGCTTGCCCAACCTCATTTACCGCCTTGACTACAGGTTGAATAGTGCGGGGGTCACCCAGCGGCTGGGCATTCCTGGCACATGGATCCAAGACCTTCCCTCAACAGGCACCTTTACTCAGTCGATTTCCCAAGGAACTACGGGAGTAGACGATCATGACGGGCTTATTTCACTAGACCTGACCGCAGATACTGACCTGAGTCTTTACTTCTCAATCCCCGAATACGACCTTCCAGTTGCTGTTTCTGCTGGGATCCCCGGCTTTACTGCCAGCCAGTTTGTCATTGCTAGTGCGGGGGCTGGGTCGGGTACCACTTGGGTTGAAAGCGCTGCTCTATATCAAGTAGGAAGTCTTTTTAGGTTTAACAAGTTTACCGTTCAGCGAAGATCCAACGCAGCCTACGATATTGAGGCTGTAGTGGAAGAAACTGTGGCGTCCCACGCAAGCTCGAAAGTAAGCAATAGGCAATAGGATCAATGGCAGACTCAATCCGATATCAATGCATCTCAGGACTAAAGACACGTCTGGAAACCATAGACGGGACTGGGGCATTTAATAATACAGTCCAGAAAGTGACTACAGATGTGGTGAGTGCCGTCCACTTGGTTGAGCGCCCCGTCATCATTATTCACCCCCTCCGAGAGGAATACCCCGAACCTTACTTCTCAGGCGTCCTCCCACGGGAATTATTTTGCGGATTAGAGTGCTGGATCGAGGTTGCGCCTGGGGACAATACAGCCCTGAAAGTCTCCGACTGGCTTGCCGATGTAGAAAGAGCAATAAATGGGGATACTAGCCTTGGTACTGTCGCAATTGATACTATCCTGACATCAAACGAAACCTACTCTTCAGAAGAGGCTCTTCCAGCGGTAGGGGTTCTCGTAGAAATCAAAATCGCTTACCGCACAGCTTTCGACAATCCTGATAGCAACCCGACCTAAGAAAAAATGGCCATTACCAGTACCCGACTCCTTGAACGCAAGCAAAGCATTAGCGTAGGACTTGAAGCAGTAGACCCAGGCACCACAGCCGCATCCTTCAAATCCTTTCCTTGTTACGAAATCTCTTGCACCCCTGAAATCGGCTTTATTGAGCGGGACTTGTTCACATCGAGCCTTGCTCCAGAGACCGTTGACGCTGTGGGCACTCAGTTCGCCCGCGTAACTTTCAAGGTTGACTGCATGGGGTCAAATCTTGCGGGCACTTGGCCTACGGGTCAGCCCCGGTGGATGGAAGCGATGCTTGGCTGCGGGTTTTACTTTAGATATTCGGCTTACTTCGCAGGCGGGACCGAAGGTTTCACCGAATGGAATGTACTGGTTCCGTCAAACACCCCAGTTCAGGATGTTACGGGTCATGCTGTCCCTGATGCAGGAACTGACCTAATGGGGACCGTTTCAATTAAATGGTGGAGCGATGGTCGCCAATACCTAATGACGGGCTGTATGGGGAATGTCTCCCTTTCCGGAACCGCTGGTGATTTGGCATACGCCAACTTCGAGTTCTTAGGCGTCCTAACGGTAAGCCATGTTGCTTCCGACCCAGTCGGAACCTTTGACACAACTGTCCCAACGCCGCTCTCTCAGGACGGGGAAACTTACTGGGAGCTTTGGGAAGCAGCCGTTCTAGAGACCGTCAAGATGTCTTCGTGGGAGTTAAACATGAACAACGCTTATGACATCTATAAGGACACCAATGTTGCCAAGGCTGGCAAATACTGCTGCATCTACGAGCGGAAGCCAACCCTGACGACCACGACCTTGGCGTTTGACGGAGCTGACGATGACCTTTTGCTCGCCAAAATGGTTACCGATCCCCCAACCACGGGGAACTTCCAGCAAGTAATGGGTGACCATACGGGAACCTACTACAACAGCCTCTGGCTGGGTGTAGCGAAAGCCCAAATCACTTCACTGGACACCGGCGAAGAAAACGGATACTTGGTGGAAAATGCCACAAGTAAGTGCCTTGCACTAGGGACGGCTTGGGACGATCGGGATGTGTACCTCGCCGTTGGCAAGGATTGCGACCGCTCCGCTTCCTACAGTGCCACCTTCCCATTCTCAAGCTGATTCAACAATTAAAGGCAGGATAAAACTTCATGGCCATCACAGACACCAGACTTCTAGAGCGGAAATCCGTCATGGGCGCTGCCTTTGAGCAGGAGTCCGGGGGTGTGGCGGGAACCGCAATCGCAGCCGCAGCCTCCTTTGCGTACTTCCCCTGCTACGAGCTTTCCTTTACTCCCGAAATCGCGCTCATCGAGCGTGACCTGTACACAGAAAGCCTTGCCCCTGAAAATGTTGACGCTATAGGCACACAGTTTGCCCGAGTCACCATGAAAGTGGATTGCATGGGTTCTGGGGCTTCCGTGGGTGGAACAGACAGCACTAAATATTCAGACAAGGGGCTTCAGCTTCAGGGGACTCCTCAATGGATGGTCCTGCTCAGGGGGTGTGGGTTCTTTAATTTCTACAGCGAGTGGAAAGATGGAACCGTCTTTGGGGGCGGATCCGCTGTCACAAAGTGGAATGCGTGGATGCCTTCCAACACGCCTTGTCAGCCAACTGATGACGAGGCTCAGGTGGGAGACGGCATAGACAGCATGGCGACTCTCACAATCAAGTTCTGGCAAGATGGGCGCCTTTACACCCTTGCTGGGTGCATGGGGAATGTCACCTTCAGCGGAACGGCTGGCGAAATCCCATACGCCACCTTCGAGTTCTTGGGGGTTCTGAATGCCGTCGATGGCTCTGAGGCTAATCCTATGGCAGCCTACGCATTTGACACCGAGACGCCGTCTCCTCTATCTAGGAACGACAAGACCGCTTGGAATGTTTCGATTGATGCTACCCCGGCAATGTCCTCTTGGGAGTTGAACATGAATAACTCCTACGACATCTACAAAGATGTCAATAAGGACAAGGCTGGTAAGTATTGTGTAATCACAGAGCGCAAGCCCACCCTAACCTGTACTACCCTAGCCTACGATGATGCTGACGCTGGGGAACTTCTAATAGATAGAACAATCGCCACAACCACAGGAAATTTTGATGTACTGATGGGGAGCGTGAGTGCGTTAGTTAACAGTAGCCTGCTGCTGGCGGCGGAGAAGACCCAAGTCACCTCTCTTGATGTGGGCGAAGAGACGGGGTACCTGACAGAAAACACGACCGCCAAGTGCATTGCCGAAGACAACTTCACC